CTTTTGGTCTAGTAATCAGATCTGCAAAATCATAATCTGTAATTTTGCCCTCTCTAATACCTGCACTAATACCTTCTAAAAATGGTGCAATAAATTCCTCATATCTTTCTCTAGATATGGTCAAATTTATTTCATTTTTTAATCTAAGACCAAATTTGGTCATAATATCACTATCTGGAGCATATCCATCATAATTATTTAAATATGCCTCAATTAAAAAACTATCATCAAATTTAGATGATTGAATTTCACGAATAATGTCGTCACTCTTAAAAATTTTTCTTGGTAGATAATATATCTCTACACCATAAATTTTTAATTGCTCATTAATTAAATCTTGTATGAGAAATTGCTCATTTGTTGATCCTTGCAGGAAAAAAGGATTTAATGACATAATTACTAACCAATAAAATCTAAAGGTGGAAGTTCATATTCTGAGGACATTTTTTGCTTAATATCTTCAAGTTCTCTTTGACCATCTTCATATAGTTGTCTACCATTAAGTTCTGTTCCTCCCGGTAATTTGACACCTTGGAATTTAATTAAGTTTTGACCCCACTGCTTTTTTATTAATGCTGTCAAATATTTTTTAATAAAACTATCATTATAAATCTTGGAAAAATCAGTAGGATCTAATGCCCGATGACAGTCAATAACAAAAAATGTATCTTTTGTTTGAGATTTCCAATCTATGTCCAAATATAATCTATTTTGTCTTTTATTAAATCTTACTTGCTTATCAGTTGTCAAAAGAAAATCAATATCCTCAAGATAAGATTTAACCATAGAATACTGTAAAAGTTCTACGGAATTGAAGTAATATAGATCATTTAAAAACAGTTGATATTTAATACTAAACATTCCGCCAGAAATGGAACTGGTATCAAATTTGAATATTTTTTCTATACCTATAACAGAATCAGGAACTTGTATATAATTAGAATTTTCATAGAAATTGAATGTAGTCGCAGCACCAACTATTGTTGATGTTCCTGTAGTTGTAGTAATTCCTACCCCATCAGTTCCACTAGCTTTTCCTCTATTAATATCATCTTCAGTAATCTTATACTTTAGATACATTCTTTCAATACCATCATAATGTCTTTCATTAAAATATTGAATAGCATCATCAACTAAATCATCGATTTGATCATCAGCAACATTAATTTCTAATACTGGTGCACCCAATCTTCTTAAACAATAATCTATTAATTCTTGTCTTGTACTTGGTTTTGCCATTAGAATTCACCCCCATCTATAACTGAAGTCCATGTAGGAATTCCAACAGAATCTGTAGTTAAAATGAAATATGTTTCAGTAACTGCATTTTCTGTACTTGCTGCTCCTATTAATTTTCCGGTATTATCAAAATATGCAATTCCATTTGGCCCATCATAATCATCTGCATCATAATAAAGACCTTCTGTAACAGAAACAAATCCAGTAACATTTACATTTGAATTTATATCTATTTCACTATTAAATGTGGAAATACCAGAAACAAATAAATTAGTAGTAGTTACTAATCCAGAAAATTTTCCGGTTCTCCATCTTTGAGAATCAGTACCAAGATCATAAGTGTCATCTGCATTTGGTACTAAATTTGATATAAATTCTCCACTAACATTAATGTCATCAGTTATAGAATCACAAATTCCTATAGTGCCACCTCTAAAAGTGGCATTACCTATGAATTCTGATGTCCCTTCAACTTTTAAATTTCTACCAACATAAGCATCAGTATTTACATAAAATGATCCACCAGTAGTCGTAATTCCACCTGAAGATGCAAGAGTGGTTATTCCTACAGATTTAAAGTTTGAATTAACTACTAATTCCTTTAAAATATCAGCAGCAGCATTGATATCTACATTAGATGAAAAAGTAGCAATTCCTACTACAGATAATTTTGAACCAATATTTAAATTTTTTGCAATTCCAACACCACCACTGATGGATAATCCACCATTTATTGAGGATGTTGAATCTGTAGTATTTGAGAATGTAACTATTCCAGTTACATTAAATCCTGACGAATCTATAGTATCCGTCATTACAAAAGTTTCTGTTTCAAGATCCCATACAAGGATCAAACCATCTTCGGTATTGCGATCCGAATTAACATCGGTTAAATTTATAAGTCTAGATGGTGGCGCAGATGCATTAGATAAAACACGGATTACATTTTGAGAACCAATCCTATCGTTTATGCTAGGCATTACCTTGTTACTCCCCCTCTTACTAATGCTGCCCCTTCAACAGCTTTATATTTTTTGACACCATCAGAATCAGAAAGAGATAATTGAACATCATAAACATATCTTCCTGGTTTCAATTCGGCAGTTTCACTAGACCCTAGAGAAATTTGTACAATTCCCAGTTCTGCATTTGTAATTGTAGAAGCAAATGATACTGATGTCGATGCACCATAATGCTTTCTCAATTTGGAAACTGGAGTATAACCAGTCAAATCTAAAAAACTATTTGTTCTAGTATCCTCTAACTGAAAGGACGTATCAAAATCAAACCCCTGTTCAATCACAACATTGGATACATAAACAGCCATTATTTGATGCTAATATACCTTTAGGTATTTATATGATCACTTAAATTCATGATTTATTTAAAAAATCTTTTAATAAGGACTTTATTTCTTCAATATCATTTTTCATATCTTGAATTTCTTTTTTCTCCAGTTTTTTATTCTCCTGTCTTTTTACATAAGAATTATACGAAAGACTGTCGCAATTAATGATTGCTCCAGTCTCTTCATCACGATATAAGTGTGGATGATCCTTGACTTTAATTAAGTTTTTCATTTGAGTGCTATTGCTCTGAGATCTCTAATTGCAGGTACATTTGCTTGATTAGTTCCTGCCATAATAATTTTAATTCTAAACCCACTAAAATCATTTAAATTATTTGCACTAAATTCATACTCTAAAAATTCACCTTCCTCACTTGCTCTAACTCTAGTATCAGGTAATCCACTATTTAACTTTTTATCAACTACCAATAATGATCCTCCTGAGGAAGATTTGATATTGTCATATCCTGGGAACAATTCGAAAGACTGTTCAATTTCGGTAGAATCCTCTCTAGTTAAACTATAAAGGACTCTGATATCTGAAGATGCTGGTCTATATGCTGTTAGAATTACTTTTAGTGAAGATGCTGGTTGTGCAAGATTTACTTCATTAGAAACATATACTGCAGAATGAGGATCAAAATCAAATGATTTTACATTGGGATCTGTTACAAAATTTGTAACAGGATTATTTAAATTGTTATTTACAAATAAAACCTCTGCACCATCTAGATATATGATTGGTGAAAGATTTTGATCATTGGACCTTAAAGTTATTGCTGAAGTGAAAGATCTTCTACCAGGAACATTACTAAATGCTGTTTGGCCCAATTCATTTTCTCTAGAACATACAATTCTTGTTGAAGATAAACGATTCAATTCATTTAAAGAAACGGAATCAACTTTATTGAGTAATTGGAATGAGATTTCACTACCATCAATACTTGTTCCCGATGTAGATCTAACTACCGCAGAAATAGAAGTATCTTTTTCTGGTGCAAAAACTTCAAATTGTGGAATTATTGAATTAAATTGAAGATTTTCTGATGCTTTTGCATTAAATCCACCACCAGATACTTCACTTGCAAAAGAAAGTTGTGGTCTATTAGAAGAATCAAATTTATCTATACTTCTATCAAGACCATATGTACTTCCTCTATCAATTTCAACATAATATCTCTCATGATCAATTGAAACATCGGAAATATTATGTGTAACTCGATTTATTCTTCTTAAAGAAACCCCACTAAATTCATATTTTGAAACAACGGAATCTACTTCATGAGTCTGTGTAATAGTATTATCGACTCCTCTTTCAGTTATTGTTATTTCATTTGAAGAAACTGACTGATATTTAATAATTTCATCTCCAATTTTTAAATATCCATAATTGACAGAATCTACAGGTAATCCTTCAAATTTTTCAAAGATTGTACCATCACCAACTGTAATTACACTGGAACTTCCTGCAGTATTCAATAATTGAGAAGACAATGTAGTTGGTGCAGAATCTGACTGTATATTTTCAAGTTTTAACTTATTGTTTGTTGCATACATTCCATGATTGAAATGATTTACTTCAAGAAGATTGCCTGCATTGAATCCACTACCCTCGGATGTTCTGTCATCATCAATAGTTACACTTCCAAGAGTAGTAATTGAATCATCGCCATCATAATATCTTACTGATCCAGTAAATGCTTTTCCGGATCCAGATTCACCTTGAACATTAGTCAAGTATAAAGTATCAACACCTGTAATTTGGGTGATTGTAATCTCTGCATTTCTGCCTGTAAATGATCCATCACTATTATTGATAGAAACTACATCACCAACAGCATATCCATTTCCAGTACTAGTTGTTGTCAATCCAGTAATTACTCCATTAGTTGAAGTGATGTCAAATTTTAATCCAGTTCCACTACCAATAAGTGTTGTTGTGGAGACATCTGATTGAGATGCTGGATAATTTGTTCCTCCAGTAGTAATTTCTACAGAATTAACTGAACTTCCAACAGAAACAATATTACCAAAAGATGAACTAACTCCAGATGCACCTGCAATTCTTCTGCCACTAGACAAAATGTCTGTTAAAGATGAATTTGTAGTTGTTGTAATTCCGAGAGTTAAAGTTTTAGGTAATGATACAACTGGGTTTGGTTCTAATTCGGACTTTTTAATTGGATTATTGCCAAAGTGGGCAATGCCTACTCCTGTAGTAAATCTGGCTCTATAAAGTTTGAACTTCATATCTGCATTTTGTGCAGGAGTCCATATAGATCCATTTTGAGATTTGAAAAGACTTCCCAATCCAAACTGTTTTGAATAGATTACTGATTCTACATTGGGTAAATTTTGAGTCCCTACCGTTGCTTCTCCCATTCTTGCAGTCCAGACTTCATAATCATTAGTAGTCTTTGCAAGAAGAACTATTGCATATTCTTGACCTGGAGCCAAATAAATTGGTTCATTAAATTGGGCAATAGTTTCTATTGATCCATCACTAGATATAGTAATTTCATCAGGAGATAGAGTTACAGAACCTAAAACATCAAGTGTTGGAATTCCCAAATCCATAGTTCTTAATTGAACAGTTAAAGGATCATTTCCAGATGGTTTTTTTGCAACGAATAATCCCACCTTTGTTAAAAATGCACCCTTATCATCATCATTATCTCCATTCAAATCCGGAGCATCAATATCCTTTCCTACAGAGAATGATTGTGCAAGAGGATCTCCACGTCTAGTTCTTACTATAGTTCTTGTTACAACTCTTGTTCTTGTTCTTGTTATAGTTCTAGACGTGCTTGTATTAGTATTAGAGATAGAACTAATTTGAGTATTTTGTACCCTTGTAAAATTGCGGGTAACATCCACTTGCAATTGTCGTACTTGTCGTGTACCAGTAGCTGTATAGACACCATCTGCCGATGAAATTAAAGAAGCACCAGGTGTTTGCTTCTCGTTTGTTATACTACTGGTCAAAACATATGTTTTTTTACCCGTCAAAATTTTAGGATCTGGTGCAGATCCGAATGGATTTTTAATAAAGAATGATCCTAAAAGATCTCCAGTGGCATCCGAGATTAATCTTAAATCTTTTACATATGCTACTGCACCACTCGTTTGACCTACTAACTTAAATCCTTGTCCTACGTATCCATTATATGAACCCTGTGCTTCTCTCGATAAAGATTTTATATCAATATTAATAGTCTTTGAAGATTGGCTATATTCACTTGGAATTGATTCAGTTCTTACATATGGATTAAATTCATATGTTTTACTTGGATTATTATATGGTCCAAATTTATGATTGGACTGTGCAAGTCTAAATGTTCCAGTAGATCGACCTGTAGTATTATATGCAATAACTAATTCTCCTTTTTGGAATGTTCCTACAGATCCATAATTATTTAAAGTAGAATCTTTTGCAATCTCAACTAATTTTGGAACAAAATTTACATTACTGTGGTTATCTAAGAATTGATAATGTCTTTCTAGTGGTCTAAGATTTCTGGCAACAAATCCAACATTTCTTGATCTAAGGTATTGTTCTGCTCCTGACGACACTACAATATCTCTAGTTCTGGTTGTATTCCCAACAAATCTTCTTGTAGTAGTAACTGTCTGTCTAAAACGTCGTTGGGTTGTACTACTAAATGTAAATCCAGAACTAGACCTATTAACTGCTGAATTGTCTGTAAATTCTCTAGTAAAGTTGATGTTAGCTCCTGTTGTAGAAGTTCTTGTGGTTACTTTAGGTGCAAGTCTAACTGTTCTTGTCCAGGAATCTGTTTGCGGAGTTAATTCGATACTTCCACTATATTCAATAACATTAAATGGATTTACATTTTCAACATGTGTAGCAAGATTTTGAGAAATCCACTCAATAGAATCATATTTTAGTGTAATTGCATTACCAGTTTTTTGAACATTGGAATCCAGTAACTCATAATTATTATCTAAATCAAATTCAGTTTCTGGAACTTCAGTTTTTGGAATTGGAATTAAGCTGAGTGAATTTGATAGTGCTCGTGGTCTAAGGACACCTCCAGCAATTTGTGCAGATGTTAAATCTCGATCTGATAAACTTGAATCCTTAAAGTCATCGACAAAAAATCCTGATTTAAATCTATTATTTCCATCTTCATCCTCGACTCTAAGAGACTCTGTATTTAATTCTAGCAAACTTAAACTAGTAACTCTTTCTAAATTTTCAATTCTATCCTCTAAAAATCCAATATCTCTCATAGTATATCTTCTATTATCACTAAGTTTAATAGAAGCATCGTTTACATCATAAAGATATGCTGGTAATGAAATTGTTGCCAATTGCATAAGTTCTGGATCACCACTTTCGGGTTCTTTAGGATCTAAAGAAGAAACTCCTTTCTCTACAATAATAGATCCTTTTTTATCTAAAAATACTTTATCAATTCTTGGTAGATAAAAATCATATCCAATTAATGAACTTTCACCTGGCTTTAAAATAAACTTAGGTTCTGATGGGAAAGATCTCGAACCAAAATAAAATGGTGATTGTGAAGATCCAGTAAATGTAGAAACTCTCGGTCTAAAGTCTAAAGTATCAGATGCCCTAGCAGCACCTATGAAGGGAATATCATTAGTAAATCTTTCAGAATCATAACTTAATACGGTAAATAAATCTCCACTATCATTTGAAGGTACAGTATAGTGATCATAAATAACTAAAAGTCTTCTTTCTGGTATTGTCGAAGAAACTCTTACCAATCTGGAATAATCGCAATATTCATTTTTATGTCCTTTATCAAGGGTAAAATTGTTAGTAATATTTTTATATTTACCTATAGTAATTGTCTGAACTGTTGCTGTTAAATTGGACTCTTGGAATATTACATCTTCACCCACTGTAAATACTTCTTCATTTAAGTAAATAAATCCAATATTATTTGAAGGTACAGATGGTGAAGTGGAAGAATTTAAAACAACTCTTGCAACTGCTCCACTAGTAGAACCAATAACTTCTTCACCAATTATTGCATTTGTATCAACATTTGCAATAGATGAAAAACTTAATCTATCTAATATAGGATCTGCAGTATTCGTAGATTCGTATACTGCAAGAACTTTTACAGCATCTGGAACATTAAGAGAAATTTCTTCATCTTGAACTCTTAATCCATAATATTGATTATATGTTAAACCATCATTTGTAGAAGTACTTGATATTGTTCCAGAATTAGAAAGACGTGATAAATTTACAATATTTACCGAACTTCTTGTATATTCTTTTGCTTTACTTTGAATTCCAGATTTTTTCAATGTTACATTAATAACACTATTACCACCACTAGAATTTAAATCCAATAATTCGATTCCAGTTCCACCTCCAGTAAGATTAAAAGTATCTGAAGTAATAGTTCCAATACCACCACCATTGTAATGAACCGAATATCTTTCTTGATCGAAAGACTCATAACTTACATTACTAAGGCTTGCAATACCAGAAAGACTTGCTTTATTTAAAGTAATTGTAGATCCAGAAATATTGGCAGTGACTTGATTTGTAATTAATATTTGAGAATCTGAAAGATTCACTGAAGCAATATTTTGATTTGGTAAATTTGCATAAAGGAATGCATTTTCAGAGTTTCTAAATTGTGGAGATCTAATTTGTGCTGTATAATTTCCGGTGGTTATTGAAGTCCCATCAAAAACTCCAGAAACACTAGTAATAGCTCCAATAGTTAAGGTTGCTAGATCTGAAGATACTGCAGTAACTTGATTATATTTTAAATTTCCAGAGTCAATTACACTAATAATATCACCTACTTTTACTCCAGAAAAAACTCTTCCCGGACTAGTTACGGATCCGCTACTAACACGTACTTCACTAATTCCGTTTGAAAATGCTCTTCCTGTAAGAACACTATTTGCTTTGAAGTTATTTCCTGCCCATCCAGTAAAACTGGAAGTATCCATGTCTACAGATTTTATATCACTAGTTCCATAAACAGTAGTATTTGCAATTGCTAATGAAATTTCTACACCATTAACAAGTAACTTTTCACCATTAATAAATGTTCCCGATGTTTGAATTAGATCTAATGAAGTTCCAGAAGCATTTGCTGCGGCAAAACCACTAGCATTACTATTTTTACCCTTTATGAAAGATCCTTCTGGAATTTCGGAACTACTAGCACTTCTGTTGAGAGTTAAATTGGTATATGTTTGTACGTCATAGAGATAAAGATCCCACTGAGTAGAATCGTCTTCATATGAAGCATCGGTTAAATTAAAAGTATATACTCTTGCTTTTCCAATTGTTGTAGGACTATCATCCTGAAACTTATTTTTTAAATCAATTATTTCATTTTCTTTTGGAGCTCCACTGACAGTATTTACTCTCAATAAATGACCCATTTCAAATGGGATGTTTACTGAAGAAACATTTTCAGTATCCCTTGGTTTTTCAACATCTACATGAGTTACAGATTGAACATTTACATCATATCCTGCAACATAAGCTTCTCCGGGAGAAACCTGAATACACATCAAATCTTCTGATGGAATATTTCCTTGCTCTGTGGTTTCACCTTCTAAATAAATTCCACCATTACCCACTCTATCATTTAAAGATTCTACGGGATCAACTATAAAATTATCTACTGCATAATGGCCAGATTCGTCAAAGGTTCTTTTTGCAATATAATCTCTTATAACATTGTATGCGGTTTTATCTACAACTTTTTTTATTTTTCCTTCATCTGTTCTCAATAATTCAATGAAATCTTTATCATTAAAATCTGTAAGAGATTTTTTAACTAATGTTAATCCAATTTTTAATCTGTCTGCACCTGGTGCTGCATAATTACTAAATCCTTTTGCATTATCAAATAATGAAGGGTCATCTTTAGATGTTACAATCTCTTCATCAACACGCAGACCAACTCTGTATGAAGGATTA